GGTCGAGTAATGGGATTTGGAGAAAACACTGGGCCTTTTTGGGTTGTGAAAAATGAGCCGGTATCCATTTACCCCGGAACTACTTGATGCGCTCCCAGAGGAGCTGGCAGAACTGTTCCGGGCGCTTGAGCTTGTGTTGCTGGATGAAATCTGCTCCCGGTTGAAAGTTGCGGATGAACTGAACGAGGTAACGGTGCAGGACATCAAGGCGCTGCGGGCGCACGGCATTGACCTTAAAAAGATTAAAAAGGCCATACAAAAAGCAACCGGCATAAGTGAGCAGAAATTAAACAAACTGCTTGATGATGTTGTGGAACGCAATCAGCAGTATTACACCAATGTCATTGACCTTGCGCATATCACTCAGCCGGAAACGCTGGTAAGCATCGAGGACACCTGGGCCATATACCAGCAGACAAAGCGGGACTTGCGCAATATAACACAATCAATGGGCTTTTTGGTGGACGCTGGGCGCACAATGCTCCCACCTGCCAAAGCGTACCAATGGGCACTTGACAGCGCAGCGTTGCAGGTGCAGAGCGGTGCAATTAACTACAATCAGGCAATTAAAACGGCGGTAAAGGAACTTGCGGACAGCGGGCTGAAAGTGGTTGACTACGAAAGCGGCCATCGGGATCATGTCGATGTTGCCGTGCGAAGAGCCGTAATGACCGGCGTATCTCAAATCTGCGCCAAGTATACGGAGCAATCCTCAGAATATCTGGATACGCCCTATTTTGAAGTATCGGCCCATGTTGGCGCGCGAGATAAGCCGGGACCGTCACCGTGGTCATCGCATAAGGATTGGCAAGGACGTGTTTACAGCGTCCGTGTAGGGGACATTTACCCGAGCATTTATGATGTTTGCGGCCTGGGCGCTGTTGACGGCCTGGAAGGGGTCAACTGCCGCCACAGGCGGTTCCCGTGGGTTGAGGGCGTGTCCGAGCGCACTTACACGAATGAACAGTTGGAGCACATCGATGATGACCACGGATGCACGTTTGATGGCAAGGATTACACGGCATACGAGGCAACCCAGATGCAGCGCCGTATTGAGCGAACGGTTAGAAAGCTAAAGCGTGAAAAAGCCGCCTACAAGGCCGCAGGATTGCATGAAGATGAGACTGCGGTAAACATACGGCTACGGCGGTTAAACGCTAAATACAAGGCGTTCAGCGTGAAAGCTGGCCTGCCGGAGCAACCGGAGCGGATGCGCATCTATTTTACGGATGACGCAATGTTAAAAACGGCAAATGCCATGAAAACGCATCGGGCAAAAGTGGAAGTGTCTAACGCTAAAGACGATAGAGACACTCTTGAGTTTTTCGGCGCAGACGCAAGAGATAACTTGAATTCTATTGTGAAAAGACGTACAATGAAGCTGGAAAATGGCTTTGCTTGCTTCCCGGACGGTGACCCGCTGAATGAAAATGTTAAAAGGGTAAAACCTCTTAAAACATATTTTGACGTCGCTATGCACGGAAGCCAGACGGCAGTCGGATTTGGCACAAAAGAACTCAATATGTCACCGCGCTTACTTGCCGCAGTCATTCGGCATAGTAAAGGGTGGAATGGCCAGAAAGTTCGTTTGCTATCTTGCAGCACAGGCGCACGCATGGAAAACGATTATTGCTTTGCAGAAGAGCTGGCAAATGCACTTGGCGTTGAAGTGAAAGCCCCAGACGATGTGCTTTTTATTTCCGGTGCTGGCGTACTGAAAGTAGGAACACATGGGGAAGGAAATATTTTGCCGTTTACCCCAAATCAAAGAGGAAGGAGAAAGTGACATGGATTTCGGTTTTTTTAAAGGATTGCCATACAAGAATTCTATTGAGAATTTTGAAGACTATAAGAAATACAAAAATAGTATCCCAAAAGAAGCGATTTTAAGCCACATTTCCTCCCTCGATGCCGGGTTGACATCGCTGCCCAGTTTTGATATGTTTACTGGAGAAGAACTTCACGCAGGTATGTTTTGGGACGGTAAATTCACCTTCCCGTATGAGTTCCTGCATTACTACAAGAATTATGACATTGGCGTCCCCTATGAGTATGAAGCATATTTGAAAGAAATCGGGGTAGGCTAATGGATGATAAACTGATGCAGGCCATCGAGGCTATTATCCGGCGCGGAAATGACGCGGAGATCCGGCGCAAGGGTGACGGATACATTGTGTTAGAGGTCAAGAAAACAATCAAATATTCAACTCCCGCGTAATTGGGCGCGGGAAAGGGCAATAGGAGCCAACTGCTGAGGAATTCTCGGTGGTTAGCTCTTTTGTTTTAAGTAAAACCCGCAAAGCACAGCGGTTTTTATAAAAACTATCGTCTGCGAAGAAACGCGGCCAAAGAAAAGGAGATAGTGTCATGGAACTTACACGAAAACTTTTGAAGGGTATGGGTCTCACCGATGAGCAGGTAGATACCATCATCGAAGCGCATACCGACACTGTGGACGGCCTAAAGGCGGATGTGACCCGCTACAAGGCCGATGCGGAGAAGCTGCCCGGCGTTCAGAAGCAGTTGGACGACCTCAAGGCGGCAGGTGACGGCGGTTATAAGGAGAAGTACGAGAAGGAACACTCGGCCTTTGAAGCCTTTAAGACCGACATCACGGCAAAGGAGAGCAAGGCGGCAAAGGAAAGGGCCGTCCGGGCTTACTTTGAGAGCAAAAACATCACCGGCGCAAATCTCGACCTTGCCATGCGCGGATGCGGCGAGGAAATGTCTGCCTTGGAGCTGGACGGCGAGAAGATCAAGGACACCAAGAGCCTTGACGCTCTCGTAGACGGCACTTATAAGAGCCTTGTTTCTAAGCCTGCTGTCCGGCTGGACATGGGCGCACGGCTCAACGAGGGCGGCAAGCCTATGACCAAGGACGAGATTATGAAAATCACCGACAGAACGGAGCGGCGCGCTGCAATCGCCGCAAATATGGATTTGTTTAGAAAGGAAGAATAAAAATGGCTGTTGATCCTAAGCTGATTAAGAAGGAAGATCTTGCCCGTGTTCGCGAGATCGAGTTTACCGAAATGTTCGGCTATTCCATCAAGAAGTTGATGGAGGCTCTGGGCGTTACCCGCAAGATCGCCAAGCAGGCCGGTACTGTGCTCAAGAGCTACAAGGCTACCGGAACTCTGGAAGACGGCGCTGTGGCCGAGGGCGAGACCATCCCTCTGAGCAAGTACAAGACCGAGGCTGTGAACTACAAGGAGATCACCTTGAAGAAGTGGCGTAAGGCCACTTCTGCCGAGGCAATCACTGATCGCGGCTACGATCAGGCCGTCGAAATGACCACCGATGAAATGCTGAAGGACGTGCAGAAAGGTATCCGCAAGGATTTCTTTGGCTTCCTCGCAACCGGTACTGGCACGGCCAGCGGTGCTACCTTCCAGGCGACCTTGGCTCAGGCATGGGGCCAGCTGCAGGTGCTGTTCGAGGATGACGAGATCGGCGCAGTGTATTTCATGAACCCGCTGGATGTTGCGGACTATCTCGCAACTGCCAACATCACCCTGCAGACCGCTTTCGGCATGACCTATGTCGAGAACTTTCTCGGCCTGGGCACCGTGATTCTGAACTCCAGCGTCCCCAAGGGAAAGATTTACGCCACCGCCAAGGACAACATCGTCCTGTACTACATCCCTGTGAACGGCGCAGATCTGGGCGAGGTGTTCAACTTCACCACCGACGCCACCGGTTATATCGGTATCCATGAGGAACCCGATTACACCAACATGACCGCATCCGATACCGTTATCAACGGCATGGTGTTGTTCGCCGAGCGCATTGACGGCGTGGTTGTCGGCTCCATCACTCCGGCAGTGGGGGGCTAAGCGAACTGCTGAGTGAGCCTGACCCTGAAACTTCTTCTTTCTCCAACATGACAAAAGCCCAACTGCTTGATTATGCCAGGGGAAACGGGGTGGACGGGGTCAGCAGTTCAATGCGCAAGGCTGACATAATCGCAGTATTGGAAGGGAGCTGACCCGTATGACTTACGCAGACTTTGAATACTACTTCGGCACTTATATGGGCGCTGTGAGCGAAAATGACTTCCCGCGTCTTGTTGTCCGCGCCAGCTCTTTCCTCGATTACTACACGCGCAACAAAGCTAAAGGCCACGCCGATCTGGACGCGGTAAAGATGTGCTGCTGTGCGCTGGTTGACAAGTATGCGGTCATCGAAGCGGCGCAGACGCTTGCCGTGAAAAACCTTGCAAACGCTGCGGAAAATGACGCGGAAGTCAAAAGCGAAACAGTAGGCAGCTATTCCAGAACACTTGCAACGGGCGGGGAATCCGCCCTGTCTGCACTCAATACGACGGACGGGGTAAGGAAACTGCTTGCGGAAACGTGCATGGAATATCTTGCCCCTACCGGGCTGCTGTATCGCGGAGGTGGTTGTAGATGTACGCTCCCCACATTGTAACGATTTACAACATCGTGCAGGAGATCGACCCGACAACGCTTGATGAGGTCGAGAAGGTTTATGCCACAATCTTGCGCGGTGTGATGCTGCAAGCGTCAAAGGGCGTGAATGTGCGCGAAAGCGGCCTTGAAAGTGCCGACGCTGTGAATCTGTATATCCCGTTCGCCGTGGAAGCGGTGGACGGGGTAACAGGGAAGCCGAAAACTTACATCGGGCCGCAATCGTTTTTCAAAGCGGCGGATAAGTCTGGACTGTGGACGCTCTCATACAATGGCAACGGCGGCATGACGTGCTTTGTAAAGGGCGAATTCGTTTCGGACAACATGACCGTCGTACTGAGCCATGACGATTGCTACAACGTGACCAAGGTTGATGCGATGGACTACGGTAGCCCCGATATGCAACACTGGGAAGTTGGAGGTGCGTAATGGGCATCAAGTTTTCCGTGCATACCGATGGAATGGACGCTGTAAGAACTGCCGTTGCAAAGGCTTGTGCGCGCGCTGAACACGTTTTAGCCGAGCAGATGGAGAAAGATACTCAGCCTTTTGTGCCGATGCTCACAGGCTCGTTAACGCAGCGCACAAGGGTAGTTGGCAACGACATCATCTACCCCGGCCCTTACGCGAGATTCTTGTATTACGGGAAAGTCATGGTTGACCCGAATACCGGCAGCACATACGCGCCAAAAGGCGGTACAAAGGTCGTGACTGACCGCAATTTAGTGTTCAACCACACGGCGCATCCACAGGCACAAGCCCATTGGTGTGAAGCATCAAAAGCGCAGAACCTCGATAAGTGGTTGCGTGTAGCAGAAAAGGCGGTGAAGAAGTACGGAACAGGTTAAAAAGACGGAGCAGGTTAAAAAAACGGTATCGGCAGCGAAAGAGGATCAAGTCTCCCGAAAGTTGCTTGCGTGGTTAAACACGTTCCCTGACAAGCCGGTTGATTTAATCCGGTTCGAATTTCTTCCCGCCGATACTCCGGCGATGGCGCTGTCCACGATTCAGGCGGCGTATATCGTCAGGAAATACATCCTCGGCGGATATCAGGCGGAATACCAATTCAAGGTTATTTACCGCATGAAACCGGGGAATAGCAACGACAAACGGCTCAAAGCTGACGAGCTGCTTAACGCCTTGGGCGATTGGGCAACAAGCGAAACGCCGCCTGACATTGGCGACGGTCGCCGCGTCATCCGTATTGAGCCTACAACGCGATCCTCTCTTTTTGCCGTGTATGAAAACGGTGACGAGGATCATCAAATCCTTATGAAAATGAACTACGAGGTGATTAAAAATGGCTGATATGACCTTTAACACCACGGCGGGGCAGACCGTAGACCGCGAACTTCTGATTGCGTATCTCAACACGGGCGAAACTGGAACCCCTACGTGGTCTCCCCTCGGTACGCGCGTCACGGATTCCAGCATGGAATATGATTGGCAGGAGGATTCCTCGAAAGATATTCTTGGAACGACGCGCACGACCATGAAGAAACCCATTATCACGCAGACCTTTGACCCGTCTAATCTGGACGCTGGCGACCCTGCCATCGTCAAGGTTTGGAACCTTGCGGTCAAGGAGCAGAACGCGGCGGCGCTGGCGAATCAGGACGTGCTGATTGTCCATGCTTATGCAGGCACGGCAAAGACTGCGGTATTTGCGGAGCGTTATTCGTCCTGCATGGTTAAGCCTTCTTCCCTCGGCGGCGAGGGCGGCGGCTTTGTCGGTATGCCTATCGACGTGACGCTTGGCGGCACGCGCACGGTCGGCACCGCCGCTGTCTCTGGCAATACGGTCACTTTTACCGAGGGCGAATAACAAATAGAGGGCTGGCGTCTGTCAGCCCTCATTTTGGAGGAATATATGGAACTCACTTTTGATTCCGGTGTAAAGGAATATACCATTCGCGGCGTAAACGGCGTTGTAACGGTGTACTTTAACCCTGCGGATGTCAACTTCGCAAAGAAAGCATACAAAACGTTTGATGATCTGCGCAAGAAGCAGGAGACCCGCGCAAAGACGCTTGAAAAGGATATCCCCAATGATGAGCTTTTCGACATGGTTGATTCTCTTGACAAGGAAATGCGCAGCATCATCAATGACCTGTTCGGGCAGGACATTGCCGATACGCTTTTTGGCAGCGTCAACGCCTATTCCGCGGCCAACGGTGCGCCGGTTTGGCAGAACTTTATGACCGCCATTATCGAACAGTTTGACGAGGCAGTAAAGCGCGAACAGGCGCTTGCCGATGAGAAAATCCGCAAGTATACACAGAAATACCGTAAATGATTTACGATCTTCCAACGTCGCTGAACGTCTGCGGCGTTGACTATGAAATTCGCTCGGACTATCGCGCGGCACTGGACGTGCTGGCGGTATTTGCTGCGGCCGATCTGACCAACGAGCAGAAAGCGCTTGCGGCTCTGGATATCTTTTATCCGGACTTCTTAAAAATGCCAGATGAGCACATTCCAGAAGCCATGAAGCAGATGACATGGTTTCTCGACTGCGGTGACGAGGGCGATAATCGCAAGCGACCTAAATTGATGGACTGGGAGCAGGATTTTCAATACATCGTTTCCCCCATCAATCGTGTTGTTGGGCGGGAAGTGCGGGCAATGTCCTATTTCCACTGGTGGTCTTTCGTTTCGGCGTACTACGAGCTGGGAGATTGTCTGTTTGCGAATATCGTCCGCATCCGAAGTCTAAAGGCCAAAGGGAAAACACTTGACAAAGCCGACCGTGAGTTTTACCGCGAAAATCGGCGCATTATTGACTTAAAGCGGACGCTGGCCGAGGAAGAGACCAATACCATCAATGTGTGGTTAGGCAAAAACGCCAACAAAAGCCCATAATACGGAGGTGATTTTTTGGCTGACGGTGAAATCGTATTCGAAGCGACTATTAGCGATAAAAAACTCCATCAGGAGCTGAACAAAGTAAAAAGCAACATCGAATCCCTGCAAAAGGAATTTAACCGGCTCGGCACCCAAAAAACGCCGATGGAAGACCGGCTGCGCAACATCGGCGCAGAGCTGGATGCGGCAAAACAGGTGCTTGCCGATATGCGCACAGCGCCAAAAGGCACGTATGAAAAAATCGACGTGTCCGAGCAGGCCGAGCGCGTGCGAATGCTGCAAAGCGAATTCAACAAAACTGCAAATAGCATTGACAAGCTCAACGAAAAGCTCAACAAAACCGGCGATAAGATTTCCGACGCGAAAACGCAGGCGGTTGAATTATCACGACAAATCGATGGACGATCCAAAGGTGCTGGACTGCGCAACGCAACCGAAGCGGCGGCAGATTCCATGAAAGTTTTTGGACAGCGAGTAAAATCTGTTGTCCGCAGTGCCCTTGTTTTTACGGTTATTACCCAAGCATTAACAAAAGTGCGCGACTGGGCAAAAAATGTCGTAATGGTAAACTCCGATGCAAGAGAATCCATTGCGCAGCTTAAAGGAGCGCTTTTGACACTGGCACAGCCTCTTGTAAGCGTAATTGTCCCCGCCTTTACACTGCTTGTAAAAGTAATTACGGCAGTAGTCTTGCAGATCACGCGCCTTGTGGCGCTTATTTCTGGCAAGAGCGTCAAAGCAACAGCAGATTCCGCAAAGGCTCTTAATAAGCAAACAAATGCTTTAAAGGGAACCGGAAATGCAGCAAAAAAAGCTGCTGGACAGCTTGCGGCGTTTGATGAGATCAACCAGATTTCCACCGATACCGCGGATAACGCGGGCGGCGGTGCATCCGCTGACGCGATCACGCCTGACTTTAGCTACATGGACGAGATCAACGACAAGCTCAAGAAAATTGCTGATGCGGTCATGCTAATTGCCGCAGGGTTGGCCCTGTGGAAACTTGGCAGCTCTCTCCCCGGAACGTTGGGAAAGATTTTAACAAAACTCGGCGGCATTCTCATTGCTGTTGGCGGTTTAATCATTTTGTGGGAAAGCCTGTCTGACGCATGGAACGACGGCGTTAACTGGAAAAACTTACTCGGATCTCTTGCGGGCGCAGCGGCACTTGCCGGAGGCCTCGCTCTTGCGTTTGGCAAGGTGGGCGCTGGCATTGGACTGGTAGTATCCGGGGCGGCCCTGCTGGTCGCTGCATTGCACGACATGATGGAGGACGGCATGAACCTGGAAAACACGCTGATGAGCGTCGCCGGTCTGATGATTGGTGGCTTGGGAATTGCTGTGCTCACAGGGTCCTGGATTCCGCTCCTGATTGCCGCAATCGCCTCCCTGCTTGTGGCTGTGGTGAACGCCTACGGCGATACAGAGCAGTTCGTCGACGGAATCAAAACCATGCTGGATGGGTTTGTGGCCTTCTTCGCGGGTATTTTCACCGGGGATATTGACCGTGCCATCGGCGGCATCGAAAAAATCTTCAAGGGCTTGCAAAACGTTCTGTTTTCCATTGTGGATGCGCTCAAAAACATGTTCCTGTCGTTCTTGGATTGGCTGGATGAGAAGACTGGCGGGAAGCTCCATGGGATCATCGAGTTCATCAAAAGCTCGGTCACGGGAGCATTCACTTTCATCAAGGATTTTATCGGCAACGCCATGGCAGCCATTAAGAAGATATTCACGGGAATCGTTAAATTCCTCTCCGGTGCGTTTACGAGCGACTGGGACAAAGCGTGGGAGGGTATCAAAGATATCTTTGACGGCATATCAACAGCCATCAAGGGGACGTGGGCATCAGCCATCAATGCAATTATCCGTGCATTGAACTGGCTGATCGACAAGGCGAATAAAATCAGCTTCACAGTCCCAGGCTGGGTGCCGGGGCTTGGTGGCAAGCATATTGGCGTCAACATCCCGAAAATCAACGAACTTCAAATCCCCAAACTGGCCCAGGGTGCGGTCATCCCGCCTAACCGCGAGTTTATGGCCGTACTGGGCGACCAGAAGCACGGAACCAACATTGAGGCCCCCCTGGACACCATCAAACAGGCCGTTGCGGAGGTGCTAGGGCAAGGCAGCGACCGGCCCATTACCATCATTGTCCAAATGGACGGCAAGGAGATGTTCCGGCAGATGGTGCGGGAAAACAACTCCCAGGTGCGCATGAACGGCAAAAGCCCGCTGCTGACGTGAGGTGACGCATGGAAGTACTTAAGGTAACAAAGAAATCCGGGGCGGTGGTATCTCTCCCGGCCCCGGATGAACTGAAATGGAACATTTCCGACCTAGACGCAGATGGGACCGGCAGAAACCAGAACGGCGATATGTTCCGCGACCGCGTGGCCGTGAAGCGCAAGCTGGAATGCTCCTGGCGGCCACTCGTCTCTGCTGAAATGGCCAAGCTTTTGCAAGCCGTGGACGATGTGTTTTTCAGCCTTACATACCCCGATGCGATGACCGGCACCGACCGCACTATGACGTGCTACGTAGGCGACCGGTCATCGCCAATCATGCGGCCCGAAACCGATGGGAAATGGCTGTGGGGCGGGCTGTCCATGAATTTTGTGGAGAGGTGAGGCGATGTACAGGGTATCAACCGCGTTTCACACCGCATTTGCAGATTATGGCCGGGAAATCAAAGGCAAAGTCATATTTAACGGCCAGACGGAGCTGGACGGGGACTATGTGCAGGAGATCACCGCAACACCGGCGTTTGACTCCTCGGACGGAATCTCCGTCGGCTCTGCCTGTTCCGGGCGGTGCAAAATCCGCATTTTTAAGCCAGACGAGCCGTTGCAATTGTCCGGCGGGTACTTTGTGCCGTATATCGGCATCTACGTTCCTGGTGGTGATACAGGCACGACAGCCATTGCCGGTCAAGCTGTGGCCGGTAAGGCAATCGCCGGTGTAAGCACCGCAGCGTCTGTGGTGGAATATGTCTCCCTGGGCCGATACTATATCCCCGCAGACGGCGTGGAAAATTTGGTGTATGGCTGGGAAATCACCGGCTATGACCAGATGGCATCCTTGACGGAGCAGTACACCCCGCAAATTGGGTTCCCCGCCACGCCAGACGATATGCTGACGGACTTGTGTGCGCAAAGCGGCCTGACTCCCCCAACGGTGACTTTCCCGGACATGACAATCGAATCTGTGTTTGAGGGGACCATCCGACAGCAGCTGGGGTGGCTGGCTGGACTGTGCGGACAGTCCGCGCACTTCGACCGGGACGGCAATCTGGTGTTCAAGTGGTACTCAAAAACCACCTTCCAGGTCAGCCGGGAGCAACAGTACATGTCCGGCCTGACCCGCACGGCAGACGGTCTGTACACGGTATCCAGCCTCACCACCGGAACGGAAGATGAACCCATTACGTCCGGCACCGGCTTGGGCATCACGGCCACAAATCCGTACATGAACCAGGCCGTTGCAGACCTGATTCAGCCGGAGTTAGAGATATCTTTTCAGCCCTGCGACGTGAAATGGCGCTGCGACCCGTCTGTTGAGGTGGGAGACGTTATCCGGGTGGAGGGCGATACCGGCGAGTGGCTGGACGTGTGTGTTATGGAGCAGGAAATTCACCTGTACGGTGGCCTGTCCTGCACCATGCACAGTTACGCCCCACAGGACGCGGATTACGCCATGGAAAGCCCTACGGAACAGCGCATTAAGCGGGCTTATGAGGGCCTTACCAAGGCCATGCAGAACGCCACACAGAAGATCATCGGGGCAAAGGGCGGGTATTATGAACTGACTCTGGACGAACAGGGCTTTCCAATCGGCTGGACCCTGCGAGATACGCCCGCCATTACGCCCAATACGCGGATGTGGATTATGTCCACAGGCGGGCTGGGATTCTCCAAGGACGGCGGAAATACCATTTCCGGCGTTGCCTTGACCATGGACGGTGAGATCAACGCAAATGTCATCACCGCCGGACAAATGTCCGCAGAAAGAGTCACCGTCAACGGCCAGACGCTTTCGGACTTCATCGACGCCAGTATCGACGATGACGGCCATCCGGTGCTGCGTATTGGCTCCTCTGCATCGGAAATCGTGCTGAAGGAGTACAACGACAAAATCGGATTCTACGACACTTCCGGGACCCTTCTGGCGTACTGGAACAACAACAGCTTTGAGCTGGTGGAACTGAGCAAGTTCCGTCTGGGTCCTATGGGCATTGTCGTACAGCCTAACGGGTCCGTGTCCTTCGTGGGGGTGAATTGATGGCAAGCATTTATGGGCCGGTATCGGCCACCGGCTGGCAATTGCGGCTGGATTACAGCGTATCCCAGAGCATCGCGGACAACAAGTCCACGCTGGCCCTTACGCTGTACATCTATGACGGCACCGGCGAGAGCTACAACCTGGACGCCAATAGTTGCTATTACACTCTGCAAGGCACCAAGGTGTATAACCCGTACCGGTACAATTCCATGGGCTGGTACAAGCTGGGCAGCAAGTCCATCACCGTGGCCCATAACAATATGGGCAAGGGGTCTGTGGTGCTCTCTGCGGACTGGCACAGTGGGTTTACATCATCCTACACACCGTCCAGCCTGACGGTTTCAGGCACGGTCAATCTCCCGGATATCCCCCGGGCATCATCCGTGTCGGCATCCGGGCTTGTGCTGGGTTCTGCCGGTTCACTTACAGTGACCCGGGCCGTGAGCACTTTTACGCACACCATCAAACTCAAGTGCGGCTCTGCGGCACAGGTAACTGTGGCGACAAAATCCAGCGCCACATCCATATCGTATACGCCGCCCTTGGATTGGGCCGCGCAGAATACGTCTGGAATCTCCGTAAACATTACGGCGGAAATTACCACCTACAACGGGGACGCCGTAGTGGGCACCAATACGACCACCCTGACGGCCTCCATCCCTGCATCGGTAAAACCCACCCTGTCCGTGAGTCTGTCCGACACTTCCGGGTATCAGCTCACATACGGCTGGGTGCAGGGCAAGAGCGCGCTGAAAGCCACGTTTGCTGCCGCTGGGTCTTATGGCAGCACCATCAAGGCCAAGTCTCTGACCATCGGCGGAAAAGCCGCCAGCCCGGACGGGGCGAATGTCCTTACAGAAAGCGGCACAATGGCCGTTGTAGCCACCGTCACGGACAGCAGAGGGCGCACGGCATCTGTTACCCAGAATATCACCGTAAACGCCTACAGCGGCCCTGGAATCCAGGATTTGACCTTTTTGCGTGGCGACTACTCCGGCGGGACATGGACCGATAACGCCATGGGCGATGATATCAAACTGACGTTTACGCTATCCATCCAGCTGACCGGGAACAAGGCATCTGTGGAGATCACCGGCGCGTCCACGATGGCCGACCAGACCAGCGGTCCAAAGACTGTGTATCTGGTTGCCTTTGGTACGGACACGACCATCGTTGTACAGGTCAAAGCTACGGATTCCCTGGGCACCACGGTAACGCGGGAGATCACCATCCCCACCGTTTCTGTCCCGCTGAACATAAGCTTTACCCTGCCCGGGGTTTGCTTCGGCGGCGTGGCGGAGCACGAAAAGGTGGTAGAGTTCAAATGGCCCATCCGGTATTTGGGGAAAGCTCTCTTGGACTATCTCCACCCCGTCGGAAGCATCTACCAGTCCACGGATGCCACGTCTCCAGCGGACCTGTTTGGCGGCACTTGGGAGCAGATCAAGGACCGGTTTCTGCTGGCGGCTGGCGATTCTCGCGCGGCTGGCTCTACCGGCGGCGAAGAGGAGCACGTCCTGACGGCGGCGGAGATGGCAAACCACACCCACGGCTACGATTACACGGGCCAGAGCGACACCGTCGGCACCGGGGCCATCAAGATCGTGTCTCCCCGCGGCACCGCCAACGCTTACACGGGCAAGGCTACGTCCAACTGCGGCGGCCAGGCCCACAACAACATGCCGCCGTACCTGGCCGTGTACACATGGCGCAGGACGGCGTGAATACGGACGTGTAATGGGCTGACAGCTTGTGCCCGACTCGGGCACCGAAAGGAGTGATCTAATGGCCTTTAGCAAGAAGAACTTTGTGGACAACCAGACGGTTATCGACGCTGATACCCTCAACGCCATCCAGGATGAGCTGATCCGGGTGGCCGGGCTGCTGGGCAAGGACATCGCCGTGGCCATTCCCGCAGTGGTCAGGGTTCTGACCGGCAGCGAATTCAATATCTACTATGCTAATGTGATATCCCAGCAGAACGCCATGTTCTGGTGCAGCGCAGCAAACGGGCTGACTACAAAGCGGTATGGCGATCATCTGTCTATAACGGCCAACGCACCCGGGACGTATCCACTGCAGTGGAAGGTGTACGACTCCGGCTACAGCCTGCTGGCGAGCGGCACATGCACGATCATCGCCGCAGCCAGCAAGGCCGTTACCGCTTCAGCGCTGGTCATCGGCGACAGCACCGTGACCCAGGGCAACTACATCTGTCAAAAGCTCCTGAGCTGTTTCTCAGCCGCCGGAGGAGCACTGACGCTGCTCGGGACCCGGGGCACGGCTCCGGCCAGACATGAGGGACGGGCCGGCTGGAAAGCCTCCGACTACTGCACAAAGGCGGCAGACGGCACATATACAAACCCGTTCTATAACAACGGGTTCGACTTCAGCCACTATATGACCACGCAGGCCTATACCGGCGTGGGCGTGGTGGTTCTCCAACTGGGCATCAACGACATCTTCTATGCCGGGCTGGATTCCTTCTCGGCGGCTGCGACAATCGGGTATCTGGATACCATGGTGAACTCCATCCTGAACTATGACAGCAGCATCAAGGTCATCGTTGATCTGCTCACGCCGCCCAACGGGAACCCCTCCGTTTTTACGGAGAAATACGGCACCAGTCAGATTGACTTCATTTACCGCATGAACACGATCCGCATGTCCAAGGCGCTGATGGAGCACTTTTCCGGCAACATCTCCGTGGCCATCTCGCCCAATAACTGTGTGCTGGATCCGGCTCAGGATATTAACGACGGCGTGCACCCCACGGAGGGCGGCTATGCGAAGCTGGGCCAGATGATCTATGAGACAATGCTGGGTGTGCATAGCGGTGACAGCGGCGGCGGTCAGGTGGCTCCCCTGTGGGATATGACCGGTCGGACAGGTGTTCAGTGGCCGGAGTATTCCGATGGAACCGTGGGAAGGTCCTTCAGCACGGATAAGTACTATTATCCACTGTCTTTCGCCGGGACTACTCAGAGTCCGACCGCTGCGACAATGACGGACTTTGCTGTCGGAACGGATACCCTGGAATTTACGATCCAGGCGGGCGGCGCGTCGGCGTCTCAGCTCTCCGGCTATGGCATCGTGGTCCCGCTGGCGCTGGAAGCCGGGAAAAGCTATACTTTCGCGGCAAAATGCGCCAGTGCAAATAGTGGGGTGAACCTGATGACCTATAACGTAAGCGGCGGCGTATGGACCTACGTGTCCAATGCCAGAGTCTGCTACAGCACCACGGAGCTTTGCTCCGCTTCCATAACCCCGGAGGCCGGGAAGGGGTACGCTATCTGTTTCTCCCAGAAAAGCGGCGGCGTTGGTACGAAAAATGTGTTCAGCCAGATTTCGCTGAAGGAGGCGTGAGCGGCAACCACGTTCCAGCTGCCCAAGGCGCAAAAAAAGGAGGGCGATTAGCCCTCCCGCTTGAGCGCTTGCGTTATCAGGCGCTCGACGTAGTTTGAGATGCTGCGGCCTTCCGCTTCTGCGGCGGCCTGGATTTGCTCTTTGAGCTCCGGCGTGAGCCTGATATATAAACGTTCAGTTTTGTTCATCTTGCCCTCCATCCATCGCGCGGCTGTATGCCAGCGACCAGACACCCTGCTGCTCCATCGACAGGCAGGCGTCAAAGCAAGCTTGGGCCGTGTCGTTGTCGATCTTGCTGTATTGCTCGGCTATAAGCCGCTCGATATCGGGGGTGCTTGCACGCATGTCGTGCAGTTTGTGGACGTAGCGCGAGGCCATCTTTAGCGGGAACCGCTGCGCATTAAGCGTGTCCGTGAGATTGTCGCTGCATGTGGCGCGATAGCAGGCGGCGTAGATGACGGCAAGCGCCTTGACCTGCTCATTGGTCAGTTGTGTAGTCTTTGCCATGGTCGTAATCCTCCTTATCCAATGTCAACGTTGCGGCTAATGCGGGGCTGGTCGGGGTGGGCCTTGCTCCACGCATCCGCGAATGCGATGTCCGTAAACTCGATGTCGTCAGCGAGACGGAGCTTGCCGACGGAGGTGATGGCGTTTGCGACAGTTACGGCGGTCTCCCTGGTCATGGGGGCAAAGTAGAGGGACTTGGCGTACTTGACGATGTCCCAGTACGCGCCATTCGCTGCGTCGTCCAGCGTTAAGGTGTTCGCGCCGCCAAACCAATCCGCAAGGGGTACGCTCTCGCCGATCCGGGACTGCCAGTCGTCGATGATCTGCATCGGGTTCCCGCCGAGGTTGTATACAAGCAGTCTGGCACTGCCGCTGTGGAGCTGGCCCATTCTCTCGATGATATCCATGATGTTGTCCTTTCCGGCCTTGTGGCCTGTTCATTTCTTTTAGCTTGACTATATTGTACGCCTTTTGTGCGTACAAATCAATTGGCAAAATAGCCAAAAATTACACAAAAATTAAAGCAAAATCACAAAATTGAAAGGAGAAATACACATGAAAGAAAACGCGATCAAGGCCGCGCTGGCGGCCGCCCTGGGGGCGCTGTGTGCCTACGGGGTGCAGCTGCTGGTGCCGGTGCTGGTGCTGGTGGTGGTGATGCTGCTGGACTACGCCACCGGCATGACCAAGGCATGGAACGCCGGGGAACTGTCCTCCCGGGTGGGCCTGAAGGGCATCCTGAAAAAGGTGGGCTACCTGGTCATCGTCGCCGTGGCCGCTGTGGTAGACTGGCTGCTGCGCTACGGAGCCGACACCCTGGGCTGGGACTGGCCGGTGGAGTTCCTGTTTGCCAGCATCGTCATTATCTGGCTGGTGATCAACGAGCTGCTGTCCATCCTGGAGAACGTGTCGGCCATTGGTGCGCCGGTGCCTGGGTTCCTCCAGGCCCTGCTCAAGAAGTTGAAAGTACATACCGAAGATACGGCGGCGGACAAGCTGCCGGGAGAGGAGGACAACAACGATGAGTAAGCGAGTGTACATCAGCCCCAGCGACCAGACGGAAAACCGCTATGCCTGGGGCAATACCAACGAGCACGTCCAGTGCCAGAAGATCGCCGAGGCGGAGGCTGCCGCCCTGCGCCGCAGCGGCGTGGAGGTGAAGCTGGCTGCCTTCGGCACCACCATGGCCCAGCGCTGCGCCGAGTCCGACGCCTGGCGCGCGGACATCCACAACTGCGTCCACACCAACGCCTTTAACGGCAAGGTCATGGGCACCCGGATGTTCTGCTACTCAATCCCCGGAAAGGGGTACGACACCTGCAAGTCGGTGTTCGCGGAGCTGGCCCCGCTGACGCCGGGAACGTCTGAAAACATCCAGGTCAACCCCCGGCTGTATGAGGTGCGTGTACCTAATGCGCCGTCGGTGTACTGCGAGTGCGAGTTCCACGACACCACTGAGGGTGCCAAGTGGATTGTGGAGCACACCACGGAGATCGGCGAGGCCATCGCCAAGGGCCTGTGCAAGTATCTGGGCGTGAAATACGTCCCGGCCAGGCAGGAGACTCCCAAGCCCGCCGAGCCTGCCCAGAACGACATCCTGTACCGGGTCCAGGTGGGCGCTTTCGCCGTCCGCGCCAACGCCGAGAAGATGCTCCAGCGTTTGAAGGACGCCGGGTTTGACGGTTTTATCCGGGAAGGTTCAAGATGATGTGAAGAGAGCGTCAAAGTAACGGGTTTAAAAATCTGGACGAAACCGGGGCAACGATGCGCCGACCCCCTGTTTCCGCCAAAGCTCCGCAAGTCCACGGCGAATATAATCGCCATGAATACAACTTACCGAGACATCCGCGCAAAGCTGCGCAGTATGGCCCCTCAGCGTGCCATTGATTACATCGCCGCGCTTGATCTTCCGGGAGACGAGGCGTTTTGCATCATCGCGTGCGACGTCAAGCAACAATCCAGACAGCAGGTGGCAAACAGGCTGTTTGCGTCGGTCGAGTATGTCAAGAAGCGCCGCCGCAACGGTTACCAAAAGATTGCCGACCATATCAAAAACCCATAAAGTAAAGACCCAACAAAGACCTTTTTCAGGCTCTTTGTTGGGTCTTTTTTGCTGTATTTTATAGATATACAAGGGGGTGCGGCGAAATGAGCGTGATGGAACGGCTGTTGATGTGTGGGTATACGGCGGATATGGCACGTGATATATGCAATCAATACGAAGATGACGCCGCTGGATTGCTTTCCCTTGCGCGAATTGTAGAGCTTTTCCACGACGATAGGCGCGAATATGTATAGCTATTACAATGGAAATCCACGAGGTAAAAATGTAGGCGATTGTACCGTCAGAGCCATATCGAAAGCCACCGGTATGGACTGGGGCGCAACGTATCTTGCACTTGCAATAGAAGGGTATTTGGATGGCGATATGCCGTCTGCAAATGCTTGCTGGGGCCGGTATCTCCGCAGCATCGGATACCGGCGGTACATCGTGCCGGACACTTGCCCTGATTGCTACACGGTGGGACAGTTTGCGGAGGATCACCCGGTAGGCACCTATATTCTGGCCCTGTCCGGTCATGTGGTCTGCGTGCAAAATGGCACGATCTGGGACAGCTGGGACAGCAGCAATGAGAACGTATTGTATTACTGGGAAAGGACGGATGAAGCATGAACTATCCTTACTACGGAAACCCCTATATGCCGCCGATGCAGGACAACCTTGCCCAGCTGAGGCAGCAGCAGATGCAGACCATTCCGCCGATGCCGCAAAATCCTCTGCCGCAGAGCGGCGTGCAGTGGGTATCCGGCGAACAGGAGGCAAGAAGCTGGATGGTCGCGCCCAATGCGGCGGTGGCGCTGTGGGATTCTACGGCTCCCACGGTGTACCTGAAACAGGCCGATGCAAGCGGCAAGCCGACGCTCAAAGTATACGACCTTGTAGAGCGGCTTGCAAGCGCCCCTGACGCGCAGAAAGCGCCCGCTGCGGAATATGTGACCCGTAAAGAGTTCGACGCGCTGGCGGCGCTTGTGAGCGAAATGAAGGGCAAGAAGCGCAAGGAGGAAAAGAGCGATGAATAATCCGTTTTTCGGTGCAATGGGCGGCGGCAACGGCTTTATGCAGATGGTGCAGCAGTTCCAGCAGTTCAAGGCAAATTTTCATGGCGACCCCAAAGCAGAGGTCGAAAAACTCTTGCAGAGCGGGAAACTCTCACAAGCTCAGCTGAACCAGTTGCAGCAGATGGCGAAGCAGTTCCAAAGCCTGATGCAGTAAGCAAGTTTAAGCAAGTTTAAGCAAAGTTTAAGCAAAGTGTTTGCTAAATTGTTAGGTTAATCAATATCGTGGCCACGATTTGATAATAAAAAACTGAAAGGAGTTTTTCTATGTCTCTTTCTTCTGACGGCGCTCCCATGCTGACAATGCCCGTGGCACCCACTAACTCCGGCGGCAACGGCGGTTTTGGATGGGATGGTAATGGCAGTTGGTTCATCATCATCCTGTTCCTGTTTGCCTTCCTTGGCTGGGGTAATAACGGCTGGGGCAACAACGGCGGCAATTCCGGCGGCGTGGTAGACGGCTATGTGCTGTCTTCCGATTTTGCCAACATTGAGCGCAAGATGGATCTCATCAACGGTGGGCTGTGCGATGGCTTCTATGCCGCGAACACCACGCTGCTGAACGGCTTTGCCGGTGTCAACCAAAACATGAACAACGGGTTCCAGACCGCTGAACTGTCCCGCGCCAACCAGCAGGCCGCGCTGATGCAGCAGCTCAACGCCATGCAGATGCAGGCTGCCGAGTGCTGCTGCAACACCCAGCGCAGCATCGAGGGCGTGCGCTACGACATGGCCGCGCAGGCGTGCGACACGCGCAACACGGTGCAGAACGCGACCCGCGACATCGTGGAAAATCAGAACGCCAACAGCCGCGCCATTCTGGACTTCCTGACCAACTCCAAGATGCGCGATCTGGAGAGTGCAAATCAGGAGCTGCGTCTGGCGGCGTCTCAGTCTGCGCAGAACAACTATCTTATTTCGCAGCTTCGCCCGTGCCCTTCTCCCGCTTACATTACCTGCAACCCGTGGGCGGGTAGCGGCTATGGTGGATGTGGATCCGGTTGCGGCTGCTGATAACTGCATAGCATAGCTTTTTGTTGGCAATGTTTTGTTAACGTCAACAAAATGTTCGGCCCCGTGCCGATACTAAACCAAAGCGGCGGGGCAATAGCCCTGCCGCTGATTTTATGAAAGGAGTTTTCTATGCCTGAATACACTGCGATTGCCACGCAGACTGTGGCGGCAAATCAGAATGTGCTTTTTACCGAGGCACCGATCCCCTGCACAAAGGGCCTTATCACTCACCGGGTAGGCTCCGGCCTGTTTAACCTTCGCGGCAACTGCTCTCAGTGCCGCGCCCGCTACAAGGTGGACTTTATCGGCAACATTGCCGTAAGCACCGGCGGGACCCCAGGCCCCATCTCCGTTGCCATTGCGGTTGACGGTGAACCCCTGCTGTCCTCCGTTGCGACGGTTACGCCCACGGCTGCGGAGGCGTTTTTTAACGCAGCGGCATCCGAGTACGTTGACGTTACAAAGGGCTGCTGCGCGTCGCTGTCCATCCGCAACGTGAGCGGCGAAGCCATTGACGTGAGAAACGCGAACCTTATCATTACCAGAGTTTGCTGAGAAAGGAGAACACAATGGGAATGAAATCTATGTATGATCTGCGCGACATGCTCTGCAAGGAGCTGGAAGAAATCACTCGCAAGGGCGAGCTTGGCGCGGGCGATCTTGACATCGTGCATAAGCTGGCGAGCACCATCAAGAACATCGACAAAATCGAAGCGATGGAAGATGACGGCTATTCCAGCCGCCGCGATGAGTACGACATGCGCGGTAGAAGCAGACGCGGCACGCACTATGTTCGCGGCCACTACAGCCGCGACGGCGCAATCGACAACATGAAACGCCAGTTGCAGGAAATGCTGGACAACGCCGACGATGAAAGCATCCGCAGAGCTATCCAGCGCTGCATGGACACGATCGAGGGCTAAAGGGGGTGCGCCCCTATGGTCGACGAGAATGAGGTCAATCGCTGGATAGCTCGCCTCGAGACAGAAGAATCGAGCTGGAAAAACTATGAGCGCCTTGCCGTGCTGTATGCCATCCGTGGCCAGCAAAGCGGCAGCGGAGAGAGGGCTTTGCCAATGGCATACTCCGCGGCGCCCGCGCCGGTCAACGTCGAAACATACGGCGACAGCGATTTCCTGCGCGCAGTGGCAGATGTTTCACCGGACAAGGCATGGGAGATCATGGACGAGCTGATGGACAGCTTGAAGGTCGTCAACGAGCGAGTGTATAACAGCGTTATGCGCAAGCTGGAAAAGTGAAAAATCCCCCGTCATTTACGGCGGGGGATTTTTTAGGCATATTTGTCCTTTATGTCCGTGAAGGTAAAATATGCCTAACGGGGCGTTACGAAAAACGCGCCATCGTTGTCTGCATCAATCCGCCTGATGAAGCGCGTCCAAAATTCCTTTTTTTCATCGCGGGAATAGGTTTCGTATTCTTGCAGCTCCTTTTTTAGCGCGTCCAAATTGATTTCTGGCCTTTCTTCCGTAGCTTCAAGTGCTTTTTTCAAGCTCGCATACTCCCGCTTGTATTCGTCCAACTCAATCAGATCGTTTAGGTATAGCGTTTTTAGCTTGCCCATTTTCTTTCGTATTGAGTCCGCGCTTTGCGTGGGCTTTTTATCTGCCTTTTTATAGTACCGATTGTTCCGTTCTGCGATTCCCTCCATCTCGTGTAGTAGGTAGTCTTCCAGCGCATCCTCACGGATCCTTTTTGTATGCGGGCAAGCGGAGTTGTCAAGCATCCGCGTCCGGCATCGGTAGTATGTATATGTCTTTTTTACGGTTTCCGATTGCATCGTTTTCCCGCACTCTTTACAATGCAATATCCCGGGAAACAGATACACGCGATCTGTGTCAACTCCCGCACAGCGTTGTGACCGATGCTGAATAATATCAGTTACAAGGTCAAAGTCCTGCTTGCTTACCAGCGCGGGACAGGCGTTTTCGATTCCGTACACCTCCCCGATGTAAAGACGGTTACGGAAATAGTTTACATACTTGCTATACGCTCGGTCAATGCCCCATGTATCAAGCATATATCGCTTTACGGCAAGGACACTTTTTAGCCGGATAAACGCGGCAAACATATCTCGCGCCGCATCTACCGTGCCGTTATCAATCTGGTATTGCCTGTCCTTGATGGCATACCCTAAAGGCGCTTTTGAGCCTGCCGGTTGCCCTTTTGCCCGTTTGCCGTCGTTTATAAATTTGATTCGTTCGCTTGTGCGGTCTGCTTCGTCCTGCGCAACGGAGAGCATGATATTAACCTTTAATCGCCCGGACGCGGTTCGCGTCTCGTAGTCCTCTTCCGTCGCTTGCCAGGTCACGCCGTACTGGTCGAGTTGCGTTTGCACATCGTAATACCCCGCGACATTTCGAAACCATCGGTCGAGCTTAATAAATAAGATCGTGTCTACCTTCCCCACTTTGCAATCGCCCAGCAGCCGCAGGAGCGCCGGACGTTTTTTATACGGCTTTCGCGCGGATATTCCCGCGTCCTCATAGATACCCGCCACGGTCATTTTGTGTTCTTGGGCATATCTTGTCAGCGCATCTCTTTGCTCTTGCAATGACAGGCCATGCCGCGCCTGTTCGTCGCTCGACACGCGGATATACAGTGCTGCTCTCATCACCGCCCCCTCCAAAATCCGTAATCTGCGCAATGCAAATCGACATACACGCACCACGCGGTCAGTAACACCACCACCACAAATAAAATAAAAATCACGGCGTTGCGGATATGGACACCACGCCGCATAATCTCGATCATGTCTTCCTTTGCGTCAACATGGCGCTCCAGCTCGTCATTTCGCGCCTGCAAGGTCTCTTCGTTCCTTGTCAGCCGTTCGGAAATTCCGAACACCTCGTCAAGTGAGATCCCAAGCGCCTTGCAGATAGGCGCGACGGTGTAAATAGACGGGGCTTTGGAAAACTTTGAAAAGAAGTTCTGCACGGTGGACAGCGGCACGCCGGAAGTGTCTGAAATTTCCTGATAGGTCAGTTTCAATTCTGCCTTGCGGATTTTGCACACCTCTTGGATGTTCATTTATACCACCTTAATTTCTTCGATTTTCACGCCGCGAAGTCACAAGATGAGGGCTTGCCGAACCTCGTCGAGCGCTGTCTTATTGCAAGGTTTTGGCGTTGAAATAGTTAAGCAAAGCGGAGTATGGTCAAATCATGCAGCGGCAACCGCTCCGTGCTGTCTGCACAAAGCCCTCTGCCGTTGTTGCGGAGACGGCAGAGGGCTTTTCTCTGACTTCATACCAAGGAGTTTGCCAAGTTTTCTTTGCCGCCCCGCTTTGGTCGTGGGAATCCCAGTTTCTTTTGAAATTTTCCTTTTCATCTTCGTGATTCCGAGCGCACGCTTCCAACTAAAGGACAGGCCGGGGATTTTGCTCTTCGCCATTTGGCGCACCACCTTTTGGCTTTATATTTTCGACTGCACAAAGTGCAATAATCGACATATAGTAAAATAAAAAGCGGTCCTGCGACTGCGCGTCGCTCCACAATATTTTTTAATTGTTGCACAGCGCCGTGCAGCAAACGCCTGTTGTGGAAATAGGTATGAATACCGAAAAGGAGGTCGAAGCATGGACGCACAGGTGCAAGCGGCGGTGGCGCTTTATCTGCTCCTAACGCCGAAGCAGAAAGACGAAATGCTCGCGCTGATTGAGCGCATCCTCGCGGAGGAGGAGCAAAAAATAGTTTTTGAGCTAAACGGAGGGACGCAAGATGTTGTGTAATGACGCGAAATGTGATACAATGATTAGAGAAAAACTGAAAGAAAAAATTCTCACTATGAGCGATGCGCAGCAAAACGCATTGTTACTTGCTGCGCGCGAGATCAGGAGAAAATCGAAAGAACAAAGGAGAGAACTTTATGAAAATGCTCAACAAACAAGGTAAGCAAAACGCTTGTGACGCTGGAGAATCCAGCAACGACAAAGTCGTGCTTTCTCTGCTTCTGGCGATCAATGACCGCTTGTCTCTCCTTCCGGTCATTCTCGGCCTGTTGGTAGGCAACATAATTGCGAAAATCATTGATGCGCTCTTCTTCTAAGCGCTTCATCTGCCCAACGACCGAATCCTCCTCACGTATACGCTCGGTCGGCAAGCCATCTTTTATCCAATCGTTCATCGCTTGCTCATCAAAAATTGCGCATAGCGCAACAACTCGTTCAGCTCGGCGTCGGTCGCCGTATCGATAAAATCAAACAGCTCTTGAACGGTAGGACTTACGCCCTCGGTCTTCGGATCGGGGGCTTCTTTTATGCCCTCGGCCTCGACCAGTTTCCGCACCGTCTCGATATCCTCTAAGCACTTTTTGGTTTCGTCCTGGGTCTTTCCCTCGTGCAAGAGGATGTCATCAGGGGAAACATTGAGGGTTAAGCACATTTGCACAGCAAGTTCTTTTGACGGCAAATTTGTGTTTTTCCCTCTGCGCAGGTCAGACACCCATCTATTGTTTTTTCCAAATTTTCGAGAAAACGCAGCTTCGCTAATATCTTTTCTTTTGCAATAATCCTCGATAAATTTAATGCAATTATTACCAAGAGTAACGCTATTTAATGTTTTCGGCATATTAAAGTCCTTTAAATTATATCTACTCCGTATAATGCCGCTTGGGCTAATATTTTTTGATAAGCTTTAGAATTAGAGTTTTTCATTCTGGAGTATCCAGATAATGATTTTGGGCACAACGCAGGAAGATATTCTTGCAATCGATAATATTCATGTCGGATAGAACGCTTTCTAATTCGTTCTTCTTCCATTTCTTTAATTAAGCGCTTCCATTTAAAATATGCAAATACGTTTGGGAAATCTCTTATAGAGAGATGCGGGTATATTCCAACTTTCCGAAAATAGGAATCAACTCTCGCTTCTTCTTCCCATGCTTGCTTATGTGCACCTAAATTGTGCAAATGCGTTATGTCAGATATGTAAGCATCGTACTTCCAAATCATATCTGATATAAACATTAAGCTATGTGCTTTTCTTACGCATTCTACGGCAAGTGCAATATTTTTTTCTTTGTAGTATTTTGCAAAGCACTGACCGCGCAAATAATATTCCACACGACCTGTATGAGAATCTCCGTTTACCTCTGTACATGGGACAGGAATACTTTTTATCCCATCAACGGTTGAAAAATCATAAAAGCTTTTCAATCTAACGACCTCTTGTTCTCTTATTCGAGAATAAGCGTCGTTTTTTTCTTCGATCGTTTTAGATTCGTCATCAAAAATATTGTAAGCCATACTCTAATAATAACTGCCAAATCCAACGGCATGGGTTTGGTCATTCTGCTAAATCCTACACTTTGTCGTCAAAGGCGTTGACATCCACCATTACGTAGGTTATAATAGCCTTACAGAACTTAATTAAGACAACAAAAAAACCAAGCCCCCAACGGATTTTCCGTTTTTGCGGACTTATAACCGATATTTTGTTGGCTGACACTTACATAATAGCGGTGTTGGTTGCGTTTGTCAATATAAAGTTCTGAACTTTATAAGGAGGGGAGAACGCTTGGAATTAAAGGCAATCCGAGAAAATGCCGGTTTTCGGCAGGAAGACGTAGCGAAGAAACTCCGGGTAAGAGTTTCCGCGGTGTCGAACTGGGAACGCGGTGTGAATGGTATCGCAAGCAAGTACATTCGACCGCTGACCAGATTGTACGGCGTGACCGAAACGGAAATTAGAGCGGCATCGGAAGTCGCGCAGACTGCAAGAGCTGATAGGGCGGTGAGACCCAGCGACGGGCAGTAAAAAATGCCCCGCCCAATGTTGCAGCATCGAGCGGGGCGGCGGAACAAATCTTAGGCTTAGATATGTGTCCTGTGGCTATTTTAGCACAGGGGAAAGGAAAAGGCAATGAGTAAAAAGCCGGAATACAAAATCATTTGGGTCACGCCCCCCGACCCTGTAAAGCTGGGGACGATCATGGGCGAGATTTACGCCCGTGGAAGAGGGCTTGAGTTTGTCGGCCTTGTTCCGAACGAGAAGAAGTGTGGAGGTGCGAAATGAGCGCGTTTGCATGGGCGCTGACGTATATCGGGGCCGCTACGGTGAGTTATCTGTTTATGTGGCTGCTGGACAAACTGGACAGGCCGGGGAAGTAAAATTAATAGGGAGGGAAGACGATGCGGGACGTGCTGAAAGCGGCGGGGCGACCGGTATATGGAGGAGGACGAGGAATGAGCATCATTGTCCTTCCGGAGACCCTTGAAGCATGGAAAGAAGAGCGGAAGTACGGCATCGGCGCATCCGACGCCGGGGCCATGATGGGGATGAGCAACTGGAAAAGCAATGAAGAGCTTTGGCTGGAAAAAACCGGGCTCCGGGAGCCGGAGGATATTTCCGGGAAGCCATTCGTCCAGTATGGGCATGACGCGGAGCCGCACCTGCGGGCGCTGTTCTCCTTGGACCATCCTGAAATGGAGGTTACATACGACAGCCCATACAAGATCATCCGCAACAGTGAGTACCCGTTCATCTTCTGCACCCCGGACGGAGAGCTGACGGAGCGGGAGACGGGCCGCCATGGCGGGATGGAGATCAAGACAACGGAGATCAAGAACCCCGGGCAGTGGGACCATTGGAATGGCCGCATCCCGGACCAGTATTACTGCCAAGTCATCTGGCAGATGATCGCCGCCGGATGGGAATTTGTATGGCTGCTGGCGCAGATCAAGTGGACCGACCGGGAGGGGAATCACCGGAAGGACACCAGGGAGTATCTGATCGAGCGGGAAGAGGTTTTGGACGATATCCAAAGCACCAAGGCGGAGGGAATCAGATTTTGGCGTTCTGTGGAAGCAAAAAAGCGCCCAAACCTGAAGCTCCCGGAGATTTAACGAGAAAAGGAGAAAAGACCATGGAATTTATCATGAGCACGGATTTGACCACCGCACTGCCGAAGGAAATCGGCTTCAACTTTGAGGAGCTGAAGGCGGAGCTGGCTGAGAAGCTGGACTATTACAACAACCTGGTGGTCACGGAGGACACCATCAAGGAGGGCAAGGCCGAAAAGGCCAAACTGAACAAACTGCGGGAGGCCGTGGAGTCCAAGCGCAAGGAGATCAAGAAGGAGTGCATGGCGCCCTACACCGATTTTGAGGCCAAGGTCAAGGAGCTGGTGGCCATGATCGACGCCCCGGTGGCCGCCATCGACGGGCAGCTAAAGGTTTTCGAGGAACAGCGCCGGGAGGAGAAGCGGAAGGCCATTGAAACTGTTTACGACGAGATTGTGCCGGACGAGATCAAAGCCATCATGCCTTTGGATCGTATTTTTGACCAGCGATGGCTGAATACCACATTCAAGATTGAGGCCGTGGGCGAGGCCATCGGAAACCTGGCGGATAAGATCGACGACGATCTGACCGTGCTGGACACCATCGAACCGGAGTTTTCCACCGCCGTCCGGGCAAAGTACATGGAGACGCTGGACATCGGCGCAGCGTTGCGCCACAAGAAGGCCCTTCAGGATGCCGCAGAGGCCGCCAAAAAGCGGGAGGCATCCATGGCAGTGGATAACGAAAAAATTGTGGAGCAGCCCCGGGTTCAGGAAAAGCTGTACCTGCTGCGGCTGGAATTCCATCTGACACAACCACAGGCAACGGCGCTGAAGCAGTTCCTTTCCAGCAACGGCATCCAATACACGAAGATTTGAGGAGGAGAATACCATGGCATTGAATAACAGCATTGCAGCGACGAAAAAGACAGCCAACGACAAGGTTGTGGATTTTAAGTGCGGTGAGGAGGTCGTCAGGCTCTCCCCGAATATCATCCGGAAGTATCTGGTGAACGGAAACGGCGCCGTGACGGACCAGGAGATCGTGATGTTCCTGAACCTCTGCCGGTTCCAGCATTTGAACCCGTTCCTGCGGGAGGCTTACCTGATTAAGTACGGGAACAGCCCGGCCACCATTGTGGTGGGCAAGGATGCCATCACGAAGCGGGCCATGCGGAACACCGCATTTTGCGGGCAGCAGGCGGGAGTGGTGGTTCTGAACACAGAAACCGGAGTCATGGAGAACCGGATCGGCGCCATCGTCTTGAAAGGCGAGGAGCTGGTGGGCGGCTGGGCCAAGGTTTTCGTCCGCGGATACCAGGAGCCCATCGAGATTTCTGTGGCATTTGAAGAATACGTCGGTCTGAAGAAAACCGGAGAGGTCAACGAACAGTGGACCAAGAAACCGGCCACCATGATCCGCAAGGTGGCGTTGGTCCAGGCCTTGCGTGAGGCCTTCCCCGAGGACTTGGAGGGCATGTATGACCCCACGGAGATGAATATTGACGTGAGCGATCTGGCGTCCGCTCCGGTGGACATGGATGCTCCGCAGCAGGCAATCGAACCCAGAGCGGAAGATTTCGCATCCTCAGCGCCGGAGGCTCCGCAGCCGACGGAAGAGCCGGAGGGCTTTTAAGCCATGAAGGCCGTTTTTGAGCGGGCCAAGGTGATCGTGGATGGAGAGGACACCTATCTCTGCCTCTCCATCCCCCGCCGGGACGCCGCCAAGTTCGTCGGAGAAATGAAACCGCGGAAGTACGCCGTGGAGATCAAGGAATACCGTAAAAAGCGGAGTCTGGACGCCAATGCATACGCTTGGACGCTGATTGGAAAGCTGGCGGCGGTGCTGAGCACTAAGGAAGCACCAGTCACGCCGGACAACGTTTACCGGGACTGCATCCGGGACGTGGGCGACAACTACGACGTGATCCCGGTGAAAGAGGACCGGATTGAGTACTGGAACCGTATTTGGTGTGCCGGGCACATCGGGCGCTTTACGGAGGACCTGGGGCCATGCCGCTCTATCCCCGGATATCACAATATTCGGACATATATAGGGTCCAGCGACTACGATACCGCCCAGATGAGCCGACTGATCGAGATCATCATCCAGGAATGCAAGGCGCAGGGCGTTGAGACCCTGCCGCCGCGAGAACTGGATGCCCTCGTTAGCCGGTGTGGAGAGGTTAGCGTATGAACGACAAAAGATGCTTTTTGTGCGGCCGGAATGACTCCGGTGACCCGCTGGAGCGTCACCACATTTTTGGCGGCGCGAATCGGAAGAAAAGCGAGAAGTACGGCCTTGTGGTGTATCTGTGCGGCAATCGCTGCCACAGGAACGGGAAGTCCGCCGTACACCGGAACGGCGACCAGATGCGCCGATTGCGTCGGTACGGACAGCTCACGATCATGAAGAACGAGGGCTGGTCAGAATCCGATTTCCGGCGCGAGTTTGGAAAGTCATATTTATAGGAGGTAGAGATGGAAAAGAAACTGCTGTACACAAGAAGCGAGACGGCCAGGCTGTTGAGCGTAAGCGTTGACACGCTGGACGCCCTGCGGAACGACTGCGTTATCCAGGGCTATCATGTGGCCCGATGGAACCCTCGTATCTACTTTAAGGCCAAAGATCTGGAGAAGTTCATGGAGCGACTGGAGGTAGCAGAATGCTGAACAACGTCATAATCATGGGCCGGTTGACCAGGGATCCTGAACTGCGCCGCACCCAGAGCGGCACCGCCGTCACCAGCTTCACCATGGCCGTGGACCGGGACTTTAAGTCCCAGAGCGGCGAGAAGGAAACGGATTTCATCGATGTGGTGGCTTGGCGCAGCACGGCCGAGTTCGTGGCCAAATACTTCACCAAGGGCCGTATGGCCGTGGTGGAGGGCCGGCTTCAGATCCGTGACTGGACGGACAAGGACGGAAACAAGCGCCGGAACGCCGAGGTGCTGGCGGACAACATCTACTTTGGCGATGCCAAGAAGGACGTGGACAGCGGCGCCAATAGATACGCGGGCGGACAGTTCGTGGAGGTGGACGAGGACTTCGACGCGGACGGCGATATGCCATTCTGATAGGAGGTAAGGCGGCATGGATTACTGGTACAAGCGGTACACCTGCCCATACTTTACCAGCAGCGAGAAACGGCGGGTCTGCTGCGAGGGCGGTAGCCGCGTCAGCTTTGAGACGGGCGGCGCGGCATCCCGCTTCATGAATCAATTCTGTGCCGGGGCGTGGGAGCATTGCACCATCGCACGGCACCTGACGGACGAGTACGAGAGGCAGGGAGAAAAGAATGGGAAATAGGCGTATCGCCGAAGGAGTGAGAGGCGGTGCATAGTGGCTCTTGAGTACATTCCCTTTTATTTCAGCTATCGCAAAAAATTGGAGAAACTCTCAGATCAAGAGGTAGGTCGGCTTGTACGGGCCTTGCTGGAATATGGCGAGACCGGAGAGACGGAGGAACTTACGGGACGGGAGTCGATCGCATTTGATTTTATTGCGGACGATATAAATAGGGCAAAAGCGGCGTATGACGAGAGATGCGCAAAGAACCAGCGCAACGCCAAAAAGCGATATGCACGGCATGATGGTACGACCGTATACGATTGCATACGAACGGATGCGACCGCATGCGAAACGTGCCAAACCAAAGACAAAACCAAAGACAAAACCAAAGATAATACACTCCCACCTAACGGTGTGAGTGATACGCGCGCGAAGCGCTTCACACCGCCATCCGTTGATGATGTATCCGCCTATGTTCAAGCGCAGGGCTATCACGTCAACGCAGATCGTTTTGTCGCCTTTTACGAGCAAAAGGGCTGGATGGTAGGCAAGAACCGCATGAAGGACTGGAAAGCCGCCGTGCGGAATTGGGAGACGAGGTGGAAGGAGGAACACGACGGTGGACATAACGGCGGTGCTGGAGCACCTGCAAAAAAATGGAATATCCCAGGAGAAGTCGTACTTTGAGTGCCCGGACTGCGAGGACAGGGGCTATACGGTCACACGCAGTGCCACCGGGGAGCTTATAACCCGTATCTGCCCTTGCCAGATACGCAAGGACAACCAGCGGCGCATTGCGCGTAGCGGACTGTCCGGTCTGCTGGAAAGCTGTACGCTGGAGACGTACCAGACGGCGGAGCCGTGGCAGAAGCAGGCAAAGCAGATGGCCGAGGCGTATATCACGGATTGGCGCGGTAAGTGGTTTTATGCCGGTGGGACCCCCGGCAGTGGAAAGACGCATCTGTGCACGGCGATCTGCGGGAAGCTGATGGAGGCAGGATTGCCAGTACGGTATATGCAGTGGCGGTCGGACATTCCATCCATCAAGGCAAAAGTAAACGATGCGGAGCTGTACGCCGATGCCGTGGGAATGCTGAAAACTATCCGCGTGCTTTACATCGACGACTTCCTCAAGGGCAACGTGACGGAGGCTGACCGGAACATTGCGTTTGACCTGCTGAATGCCCGGTACATAAAGCCAGAGTGTGCAACGATCATCAGTTCCGAGCGGACGATAGGACAGATATTGGACTGGGACGAGGCGATAGGATCCCGCATTGCGGAGCGCGCGAAGGGCTTTACCATGAGCGTGACGGGCAGCGGAAAGAACTGGAGGTTGCGATGAACGAAGGCGCATGGAAGATCGCGTCCGGCAGGCTGTGCGTGGACTGCTTGCAGGAGATGGCGGCGGAATACATCATCGAGCCAGCGTTCCACGGCTGGGCGCGGGGCGTGTGCCAGCGCTGCGGGAAAGACCAGAAACTGACGACGTTCAAGCGTTACACCATGAGCAAGCGCGGACTGGAGAAAAGAGGGTTGTTGGATGAACAGTGATGATCTGATGCGGCTGGGGCCTGCGGCGCAGAAGCAGGTCATGGAGAAGATGCGCAAGCCCGGAAAGTACAAGGCGCAGAAGACGCGGCGCGGCAAGCTGACTTTCGACAGCAAGAAGGAGGCGGAGCGCTATGACGCTTTGTTGCTGCTGCAAAATGCCGGGGAGATACGGGGGCTAAAATTGCAGGTGCGGTACTGCTTGCAAGAGGCGTACACGACATTTGAGGGCGACCGCGTGAAAAGTATCGACTACGTTGCGGACTTCGTGTACGAGCGCAGAGCGGCTCCTGACAGCTACGGCCAGCGGTACTGGCTGCCGGTAGTGGAGGACGTGAAAGGGATGAGGACGCGGGAGTACGCCATGAAAGCAAAGCTGTTCCGTAACCGGTACGGATACGCCATCCGGGAGGTGTGAGGATGACGGTGTACATGATCGTGACGCGGGACAAGTACCGCCTGCCCCGATGGTGGGGTACGACCACGGCGGAGTTGGCGCAGCTGTCCGGGCGGAAGCATCAGAATGTTCGTTTTGCGATTTGGAAGGCAATCCGCAACGGCGGCAGATTCGGCTGCTACGAGGTTGTGAGATTGGAGGAGGGCGAGTGATGTTGCCACCAAATCAACCGCTGACGAAAGATGCGGCAAGAAAACTCATGGCGCTGGACGTGCAGCACAAGGAGATACTGACCTACGAAAAGCTGGACGAATGGTACACCGCATGGGGCGGACAGTGCTACGTCAGCTTTTCCGGCGGCAAGGACAGCACGGTGCTGGCGTATCTGGCGGCGTGGTACCTGTCGAGTTTCAGGACACCGCCGTGGGAGTTGAACTTGGTGTTTGTAAACACCGGGCTGGAGTACCCGGAGATACAGCGGTTTGTCAATGAGTACGCCGCGTGGCTTCGCAGGGAGTTCCCGCATATCACCGTAAACCTTGTGCGGCTTCGACCCCAGATGAACATTCGGCAGGTGGTGACGAAGTACGGGTACAGCATTGTTAGTAAGGAGGTCGCAAACAATGTTTGGCTTGCACGGAGGGGGAATAAATACCGAATGATGCGTCTCCGTGGCGAAATGCTTGATAAGGATGGGAACAAAAGCATCTGGAACTGCGATAACTGGGCATTTCTGCTTGACGCTCCATTTCTTGTCTCTTCGGAATGTTGCCACATTATGAAAAAAAGGGCGGCGCATACTTATGAGCGCGAGAGCCGTGAAAAACCTATCGTTGCGATGATGGCAGAAGAAGGACGGCAGCGGTTTCAGACATGGACGGCGACCGGCTGCAACGCCTTTGAGGGAAAACGACCCATGAGTAAGCCCATGAGCTTTTGGACGGAGCAAGACGTGCTGCAATTCATCGTAGACCGCGAACTACCTATCGCCAGCGTATATGGTGATATTGTAGCAAGCGACGGTGAGAACGACTACAACGCGACGCTGATTGACTGCAAGCTGCACTGCACCGGCTGTCAACGCACGGGCTGTATGTTCTGCGCATTTGGAGCGCACCTCGAAAAGGGCGAGAACCGATTCGAGCGCATGAAGCATACGCACCCGAAGCACTACGAGTTTTGCATTGGCGGCGGGGAATGGGACGCGGACGGGCTGTGGAAGCCCAACGAGAAGGGACTTGGCTACGGTCGAGTGCTGGATTTTATCGGAGTGAGGTATTGAGATGAAGGTTTTAGAGCTTTTTGCGGGGACGCGAAGCATCGGCAAGGCGTTCGAGCGGCGCGGACACGAGGTGTATTCCATCGAGTGGGATAAGGACTTTGACCATATCGATTGGTACGCGGATATCATGACCGTCACAGCGCAGGATATCTTGGAACGCTTTGGACGCCCGGACGTTATCTGGGCAAGCCCGGACTGCGCGACGTTTTCTATTGCGGCAATATCGCATCATCGGCGCAAAAATCCAGAGACGGGGAATTTAGACCCTATTAGCGAATATGCAAAGTTTTGTGATGCAGTCGATCAGCACGTTTTGCGCTTAATCTTGGCCCTGTCTCCCACATATTGGTTCATCGAGAACCCGCGCGGCGGGCTGCGCAAAATGACTTGGATGCAGGGATTGCCCAGATACACCGTTACATATTGCCAGTATGGTGACATGCGGATGAAGCCCACCGACATCTGGACGAATCACCCAGACCCCGGATTTAAGCCGCCGTGTCACAATGGCGACCCGTGCCATGTAGCCGCGCCGCGAGGGGCAAAGACGGGTACGCAGGGGTTAAAAGGAAGTATGGAACGATCTATTATCCCCAAAGAATTGTGCGAACACATCGTGGACATTTGCGAAGGTGGCATGATGACGTGCAAGCTGGGATAAGGAGGAATGACATGACGAGAGATGAGATCGTGACCGTGCTGCGGTGCTGTGCCGAGGGAGAGTGTCATGGTTGCACAATGCACAATGATGAGCAGCGTTGCCAAGAACGAGTGTTGGATGCTGCCGCTGACCTGATCGAGAACCAGCAGCGGCACATCGAGGCACTGATGAAAGCCAACGCCAGCCTGAAGGACACCATTCCTCGGCCCCGAACGACTCGAAGTTGGCGGAAACTGCGCCATGAATTGCAAGTGGGAAGAAGCGGCGTAGAGCCGCCTCGCCGCCTACGAGGACACGGGGCTGACGCCGGGAGACATCAAGGAATTGCTTGACATGGCTGTGTCGAAAACAGACAAGGTTTTGCGGCTTAAAGAAGAATTGCACGCCATGAAAAACGAACTATGCCAATACTGCGGGAAGTACAAACACGCACACGAGGGCGCCTGTGACGGGTGCAGATGGAGGGAAATGTGATGGATGCTGTAAAGTTTATCGAGGAGCAAAACAGGATGTGTAATTCGTTTTCACCGGATTGCGAAGGATGCCGCGTGGATGAAGCAAAGCCTGTGGACGAATGCTGCCGGTGGATGTTTGAAAACCCCGAAAGAGCCGTCAAAATCGTCGAGGAATGGGCTGCCGCACATCCACGCAAAACGCGGCAGAGTGTGTTTCTGGAGCAGTGGCCGAATGCGCGCCCTGCGGATGATGGGGTGTTGACTTTTTGCCCAAAAAGGTTTGACTTTCACATTTCATGCTTAGCAGAATGCCATTCGTTGAAAAAGTGCAGTGATTGCCGCCGCGAGTTCTGGATGCAGGAGGTGGAGTAATGGAACGACTGACGAAGCGCGACACCGATGGACAGGCAATGATGGACTGCGAGAAGTGCAAAGCGGATTGGACGGGTAAGCATGGTAAGCCGATGGTTGACTGCACCGCGCTGTACTGCCGCAATCGCCTCAAGGATCGCCTCGCCGCCTACGAGGACAGAGAGTGTGCGCCGGAGGAAGTTCTACCGAAGGACAAGGCAGACGAGATCGCGTTGAAGCTCATGCGCCTTGCTGATTTGGAAAGCCTTTGCAGCTATACCCGCCTGCGCGAGCTGGCCGAGGCCAACAAGGACGGTCGGCTGGTGGTGCTGCCGTGCAAGGTGGGCGATATAGTGTGGGCGAATCTTGACGGGATGCGGCACACCCGCAAATGCGTCATAGAATTTGCGGACATTGGAAGCCGCATTACGGCCATTGTATTTTCTACAGTAGATGGATTAAGAGAACAGTACGGGGTCAATCCTTGCTCATTTGGAAAGACGGTATTCCTCACCCGCGAGGAGGCGGAGAAAGCATTGGAGGCGATGAAGGATGAGTAAGGCTGTTATGCTGAGCATCCGCCCGAAGTGGGTGGAGAAGATCGCCAACGGCGAAAAGACCATCGAAGTCAGAAAGACCAGGCCAAAGCTGGAAACGCCGTTCAAGGCGTACATCTACTGTACGATGCCTGACGCGAAGGACCCGCACAACATTCTTGAGCTGCACGGTGCAGACGGGAAAATCCGCAAGGCTAACGGCAAGGTCATTGGGGAGTTTGCCTGTGAGCGGATTGTCCCGATCACATACGATGGCGGCAGGCTATGGTGTCCAACAAATGCCGCCTTTTCCCCTGCGACGTGCTTATCTCAGGCAGAAATTATAGCTTATATCGGCGATAAGGGGCGTTGTTACGGCTGGCATATCGTCAACCTGAAAATATACGACACGCCGCGAGAGCTGAGCGAGTTCCGCCGAGCGTGCCCGAATAGCTGGTATTGCGAGAGTTGCGCCATGTACCGGGAAAACAACGGAACCTGCGGAAACGAGAGCTTGCAGCTCAAGCGCCCGCCCCAGAGCTGGTGCTATGTGGAGGAGGGCTGAGAATGGCTGATTTCGATGTTGGGGGTTGGATGAACTATTGTCCCAACTGCGGCGCAAAGATGGACGGAGGTGACGGAGATGCCGAAAGTGTTGACTAACGGGAAAATTAAGGCCGGCGCATACCGATTTAGCGACAAAAGACGCATTGCCTTATGTGTAGAAGAAGGTAACGCAATCACAATTTGCGGTTATTTTACCAGCGAAGAACACGCGAAGTTTTTCATGGATAAGGTAGCGGAATGTGTTGGTCAAAACGTGGACTGCGGAGGTGACAACGATGCGGCTGATTGATGCGGATGCGGTGAAATTCAATTTCCAGCATGGTCGTGACGATAACGGCATTTTACTTGTACCATGTGGTGGCAAGAGGAGGGAGGATGCCCATGCCCAAGACTAACCCAAGAAAAATCCCCCGCACACAGGCCGACGTAGAAAAAGCATACAGAAACGGTGTTGTGGAGGGCTTGAACCGGGGCATAGATCTGATGCTGTATGTCCTGATCGATAAGCACGACGCGCCGATGGACGATGTGCAACAGCTTGCCGGTGAATTGAACCACGCCGCTCAGTGCGTGGCGGAAGGGTACGTTACCTGGGCAGATATCCGGCAGATGCTCAAAGAATACGGCGTTGAGACGGCGCTGGAATAGGAGGTACGATGAACGGTTACAGAGGTGTTCTAATAACCTTGTGCGAAGAGCTCAAGCTTGCTATTGCGGATGTGGAAGAGTACTTTGTAGAGAGCTCTGATGGTTCCTTTTGCGGCGTGTGGTTAAAAATTCATGTACATGGCGACGTGAAACCATTCCGCCATACGTTCGCCAAGGTGCATGTGCTTGGGCGGGACGTAACAGTGTATCAGGGAGATAGGCCAAACACGTTGATTACAAAGGGCGCGGAACCAAAGGGCTTTTATGACACTCCTGGAGGTGCTACATGAGCAACAAATACTCGCTCCCTTACGATATCCGCATGGAGTGTATCGCCTACGTCAGGGGCTATCCCCGCCGGGTCCGCGCGTACAATGCGGCCCGGGAAGAAGTGTTGGAGTCGTCGGCCTATGCCATGTCCGGCATGCCCCATAGCCCCGGTAACAGCAGGATAGCTGAGCGCAAGGCGGAACGGCTGGCAACCATAGAGAACTGGCCGGAGACGAAGAAGATGCGGGCCGTAGAATACGCCATGGACAACGTAGGCAGGGACATTGCCAACGAGAACGTGCGGCGTAAGCTGGTATGGGTGATCATGCGGAATTGCGAGAACCGGGACAGATACCCGCTTAGAATCATGGACGGATGCGGATTCAGCGAGAGAACCATGAAGCGCCGCAAAGCTGCATTTTTGTGGCACGTAGCGGATTATTTGGGCCTGGTTTCCTAAAAGTTGGCCCATTAGGCACATAAAAACGTGCTAAAATAGTATCATCGGAAAGTGGAACCAGTCAGCCCACAACCCGAAATTTCATTTTTTTCCTCTTTCTTTCCTCCAAAGGTTATAAGGCACAGCCGGTAATTGGTGCTTCCGCGCAAGCGGCCTCGCAAGAGCGTTACCGGCATGCAGACACTCACGGGATATCTCGCGGGGGTCTGTTTTTATGCTGGTGTAGCCAAAAGGTAAGGCACGGGACTTTGACTCCCGTATGTGCTGGTTCGACTCCAGCCGCTTGTGCCAAAAGAGGAGTGCCGCTGTCTTGAGTGCGGCGTTGTTGCCCTTCGGGGCGGG